CTATTTAATTTATACAGAAAGGAATTTCATACAATTCGGAGCTTAAGCAAAGCAACTAAAATAAGTCACGTAGTAGTACACAACACAATAAGCAAGTGTAAAAAAAAAATTAAAAGAAAACTAAAAGATGAAATCTAAAGGATTAGGAGATAGTATAGAAAAGATAACTAAAGCAACAGGCATTGATAAAGTAGCTAAATTTATATTAGGTGAAGATTGCGGATGTGAAGAACGTAAACAAAAACTAAATAAACTATTTCCTTATAAGAATGCTCATTGCTTAGTAGAACAAGAATACAACTATTTAAAAGAATTCTTCAGCAAACATAAAAACACTTTAACTAATATAGAACAAAAAGAACTATTAAAAATATTCAATAGAGTATTCAATGCCAAAAAAGAATCATCAACCTGTGGAACTTGTGTAAGAGATTTAATAAGTCAAATGCAAACCTTATACAATACATATGAACAAGAAAATGAAAAGAAGTGATCACAAAACTAAAAATGAAACAGAAGAAAAACTATTAATATATTTAAAGGAATATGAAAACAGAAAAAATAAAAATATCCAAGATAAAAAAGAATCCGAACAATCCGAGATTAATAAAGGATAACAAATTCCATAAGCTTGTAAAGTCAATAAAAGAGTTTCCTGAGATGCTTGACATAAGGCCAATAGTAGTCAATGAAGAAATGATTGTGCTGGGTGGAAATATGAGATTGAAAGCTTGTCAAGAAGCTGGGCTAAAAGAAATTCCTGTAATCAAAGCAAGTGAATTAACAGCGAAACAACAACGAGAGTTCATAGTAAAAGATAATGTAGGATTCGGTGAATGGGATTGGGATATGGTTGCTAATGAATGGGATAATGATTTATTAAATGAATGGGGATTAGATGTGTGGCAACCAGAAAAAGAAATTGATTACAGTATATTGAATGAAATAGATTTAGATGAAGAAGTTAACAATATGTACCAACAAACTAAGAAGTCAATTATATTAGAATATCCAACAGAATTATATGAAAACGAAGTAAAAGAAGTTTACGAAAGTTTAAAAAAAAATAATGTAGATATATCTAACATATTGTTACAAGCTATGCAAAATTATAATTCTTGAAAACTGTTTTATTAATTGGTGCTTGTGGTTCTGGGAAAACATGGGTCATGAAACAAATAATTAAAGAATATAATTTAAGCTACAATGCTAAAATAAAAAGTATACATTTTAAAACAAATAAAAAAATTTCTGTAATGGGTAAATACAATAACCATATTTTTGATGGTACTGATAGGTTGAGTATGTCTATTATGAAAGATGTTAATTACTTAAAAATAATACAAGAAAAAAATGATATGATTATTTTAGCTGAAGGAGATAGGTTTATGAATAAAACATTTATAAATAAATTTAATCCTTATGTTATTAAAATTTTAGATGATGGTTTGATAGGTAGAAAAAAAAGAAACAGTAATCAAAGTGAACGTCAATTAAAAAGTATTAACACAAGGGTGTCAAATATAAAACATGATGAAACTGTAAATAATAGTTCACAAGCATTATTAGTAATTAAAAAAATTATAAATGAAAACACTTAAATTAATAAAACAAGAACACGACATAAAGATTGGTAAAAGGTGTGATTATATACCTTCTACTGTTGATGATAGTTGTTTATTAGAATATGAAGGTAAAATCATTGGTTTTTATTTAACAGAATTACCAGATAGGTTACAACAGTTTTTAGACATAGCTAATAATGAGTTCATTAGTGATAATGTTCCAAAAACTTTATTAGAAAGAGCTGAAGTAATGGCAACACAAAGGAAGTATGGAATCACAAGAAGTCAGGCCAAAGCATTAAGCACAGTTCAGATGTCAACAATACTTGGTGGCATATTAGCAAAGCCACATTTAAGAAGGCCATATAATTCAACATCTCAAGTTCATACACATAAAAAAGCAAAAACATTTGTAAAAGCAATGTTGATGTGTTGCCTTGAAAGTGAAAACTTGATAAAAAAATATATGCCTGAACAATATGAATCACAAAAAAAACTAATTGAAGAAACTACACTTCCTAAATATAGATTTGGTAAATTATTTACAAGCAGTATATCTAATTATAATATAGCAGCACCATACCATCAAGATAGAGGTAATTTAAAAGAAACTGTCAATGTAATATTAACTAAAAGAAAACAATCAAAGGGGGGTAGTTTACACGTTCCAGATTTTGGGCATATTTTTAAACAAAGTAATAATAGTATTCTTGTATATCCAGCGTGGTACAACATTCATGGGGTAACTAAAATAGTAAGGGAAAATGAACAGTCATATAGAAACAGTTTAATCTTTTACCCATTACAAGGATTTGATAAATAAACACAAATGGCAAACGAAGATAACATAAAGAAACACGAATTTAAAAAGGGTCAAAGCGGTAATCCAGCTGGTAGGCCGAAAGGTTCTTTAAACAGAAGTACAATAGCAAGAAGATGGTTAGAGGCTTCACGAAAAGGAAAGAATCCAATTTCAGGTGAAGATGAGGTTTTAACTCAAGAAGATATAATCACATTAGCATTAATAAGAAAAGCAATGGATGGTGATGTAGCAGCTTATAAAGCATTGATGGATTCAGGGTATGGAACTGCAAAAGATACTATTGATTTAAGAACAGAAAATGTAGGAATTGACTTTGACGAATTAATGGCAAAGCTATCTAAGAATGATAAATCCTAAATTTAATATTTTTCATAATAATACAAGGTACTTTCTTTTAACAGGTGGTAGAGGTTCAGGCAAATCATTTGCGGTGGCTTTAAATACTCTTATTTTATCTTTTGACAACAAGTGTCAGCATAAAATATTATTTACAAGATATACTCTCAAATCAGCTTCAATTTCTATTATACCAGAATTTAGGGAAAAGATTGAATTAATGGAATGGCAAGATTATTTTCATATTACTAATAATGAAATAACAAACTTACAAACACAAAGCAAGATTTTATTTAGAGGAATCAAAACAAGTTCAGGTGACCAAACTGCAAATTTAAAATCATTACAAGGCATAACAACTTGGGTAATTGATGAAGCTGAAGAAATGATGGATGAAGATATATTTGATAAAATAGATTTTTCTGTTAGACAAAAAGGGTCAAAGAATAGAGTTATAATGATAATGAACCCATCAACAAAAGAGCATTGGATTTATCAAAGGTTTTACGAATCTGCTGGAATAAATTCAGGGTTTTCTGGAATACTAAATGAAACAACTTATTGTCATTCAACTTATTTAGATAATATAGATAATCTTTCACAAAGTTTTATTAATAGAATAAACGAAATGAAAGAACGTAGGCCAACTAAATTTAAACACACTATTGAAGGTGCTTGGTTAGAAAAAGCTGAAGGTGTAATATTTACTAATTGGAAAATAGGAAAGTTTAAACAAGTAGGTAAAAATGTATTTGGTCAAGATTATGGTTTTAGTAATGACCCTACAACATTAGTACAAACCAATATAGATAAAGAAAATAAACTAATCTATGTAAAACTATGCTTTTATCAACCAAAGCTAACTACAAGCGAAATAGCTACATTAAACAGCAAGTTTGCTAATAGAGATTTAATAGTAGGTGATTCAGCAGAACCAAGATTAATTTCAGAGTTAACAAGAAACAATAATATAGTAGCAGCTATAAAAGGTCAAGGATCAATAACATACGGAATAAGTTTATTACAAGATTATGATTTAATCATAGATGAAGAAAGCACAGATTTAATTAAAGAACTAAATAACTATTGTTGGTTAGAAAAGAAATCACAAACACCTGTAGATAAATTTAATCACGCTATTGATGCATTAAGATATGCAGTTAGCTATCAATTACAAAATCCTAATAAGGGTGAATATCATTATTATTAATTACTATTATTAAGAATCTATATAACAAAGTCAAAAAAAAAACATTTATATAATATGGCTATCAAACTAAACATACCAGAATCATTAAGTGAAATTACATTAGGCCAGTACCAAGAGTGGTTAAGAATCACAGAGGGCAAAGAGTTGAA